TATTCCCCGATAGCTCAGTCGGTAGAGCGCCGGACTGTTAATCCGTAGGTCCCTGGTTCGAGCCCAGGTCGGGGAGCCAAAAATGCACCGGGTCAATGACGAAGCGAAAGCTAAGTTATTGATCCGTTTGTATTTTGCGGCTAGTTAGTTACCTTGTGTGGCGCGGGTTTCGCGGCGGCAAGTCGATCACCAATGTTTTTGGTATTTCAACTTGACCGGAGCCAATCATGCGACACTTTTCTGCCGACATCGTCCCTCTGACCAGGGGACAAAACTTCAGCCTCAAAGAGCTGGCCGATTGCTATATGGCCTGCTATCGAGGAAGCGACAGCCAGCAAGGCACTCGCCTTGCCTACTTCGTCCAGCACCTGGGCGAAAAGCTGGCACACACCATAGACGCCGATGACATCCACGACGTGCTGGACGCACTCCAGCGGCGTGGGCGCGTCCACAATCGCGGAGGCGCCTCCCGTGAGGCCGTCCTGGTCGATACCCACAAGCCCCTCAAACCGGCCAGCATCAACCGCTACCGCACGACCATCCAGGGCGTGCTCACGTGGGCACGCAAGCGCCGCCTGATGCCCAAGGGCTGGGCCAACCCGGTCAACGAGACCGAGCGCCTGGCCGAGGAAAACGTGCGCACCCGCTTCCTCAGCTCCGAGGAATACACCCGGCTGCTGCTGGCGGCCAAAACCTCCTACTGGAAGAAGCTCCACGTCCTGATCAAGCTGGCCGTGACGACCGGAGCCCGTCGGGGCACGCTGATGGGCCTGCGCTGGAGCGATGTCGACCTGGATGCTCGCAAGGCCTACGCCGAGCGCACCAAAAACGGCGAGCCCTTCGTCCTGGTGCTCCAGGTGGACGTGGCCAAGGAGCTGGAGCGCCTGCGCGGCACCTCCAAGGACGACGAGCTGGTTTTCGGCGGCCGCAACCCGCTCAAGCCGATGAACTTTGAGAAGGCATACCGCAACGCCCTAGCCAATGCTGGCATCGAGGGCGCGGTCTTCCACACCCTTCGACACACGCATGCCAGCTGGCTGGCTATGCAGGGCATGCCCCTGCTGGCGATCGCCGACAGCATGGGCCACAAGTCGCTGGCCATGACCAAGCGCTACGCCCACCTTACGGTGAACAGCCGTGCCGAAATGCTCTCCAAAGTTTTTGCAGCCTGAAAGGAACCCAAGCCATGAACACCCAACCCACCATCACCGCCGACGTCATCCACTCCGCGATCGACGACCTGTTCACCATCGCCGCCCTGGTCAAGTCGGCAGAAATCGCCGCATTCGAATTTGTCCAACCTGGCGAGCGCGACCTGGAGACCGTGGACCGCATCAACCGCCTGTGCATGGCCGCGTGGGAGCGCGTCGAGGCCACACGCAAGCAACTGACCGATGCACACCACGGTGCCAACTTCCTGACCGCCGACCGGAGCTAAACATGACCGTACTTGCCAACACAATCGCCACCGAGACCACCTTCCACCCCGTGATCGGCTACACAGACGGGACCACGCTTCGCGCTGAAGGCGGGTTGACGCACCAGCAGGCGCTGGAATCGGCTCATATCCTGGCCACGCATTGCGAACACGACCAGGCGATCGACTACTTTGGCGCTGGCGTGGACCGCATCCTGGCCCCTTGCCATCCTGGCCACGCTTCGGCCTAATCGAGAACGCCGCGCCTAGGCTGATCCCCGAAAAACCGGTTCCCCCTCCGGTCTGGCGCGGCACCTTCCATGGGGTGCGCTGGGGAGCGCATATGGTTGAAGACTACAACGAGGAAATCCGCAAGCAGTACAAACTGCGCCCTGAAACGATTGAGTGCATCCGCGCGGAATTTTCCGAAGACTGGACGCCACATGAAATCAATCGATTCATCGATGTCCTGGCCTGGCTTTGCCCCAACACGCGGCGCTTTGCATCGCCTTCAAACAACGAGCTGCTGCTGCTTGAGCTTGAAAGGATGGAGTCCGTAAAGAACCTCACAAGGCAGCTCGTCGCGGTGATGGCGCACGGCCCAACAATCTCAGCAGACTTGCTGTGGGACGTCCTAGGTGAAGCTGGCTTTAAAAACTTGAACCAGGCAAACAAGGAAGCTGACGCCTGGATCGAAGAATTCGCCTACCTGAGACAAGGAAAAGGCGGGCAAGACGTAGGCCCAAGCGCCATGTTTGTCTCCGTGGTGGCTCACCATTGGCGCAAATGCTTTCGAGACCTGACGCCAAAGCCAAACGGCAACTTCTTGCGCGTCTGCAATGCCCTGGTGACCTTCGAACACCTGCCATTCAAAATGACCACTACTGCGATCAAAAAGGGTCTGAAAATCGATCTGTTTTGACAAGTCCTCGCCCTAATTGCTTTCGGACTTATCAATTCGCCATCTGAAGCCATTCGATTCTCTGAACATGCCTATGCGCGCCGCCTCGTCACCGGCGCCACACAAGGTAACTAAGGAGAATCGCCAATGACAAATCAATCCCCACTCGACAATGTAGAGAGCTGGCGCGAATGCTTTGAAAGCCCATCAATTCGTCGCCTGTTCTCAGGCCTTGAGAGCTTCCGATGGTGGCTTCGTGAGCATCGTGAAAAGCTGACCCACCAAGGCGTGCTTTTCAAGCATCGCGGACAGTGGCATGTGATCCGACCTGACTTCGATCAAGCCGTGATTCGCATCATGCAAGACCAGACCCTCACCACCCTGCCCCATGGCATGGATGAACTCGCGCAGGCCGCGTGATGGGGGCAGCATGGAACAAAAAGAATTTCAGAACCTGCGAGCGCAGGCAGCGCTGACTGGGCATGCGCTCTGGCGCAGCGATCCGGAAGACGGTCATGTGTGCTTCTTCCTGGTCGGACTCGATGGCGTGATTCATCACTGCTGGGACTCCATCGATGTCGAGCGCCAGCTGGCGCAGGCATCCGGGGGGACAGCGCCATGAAGCCCATAAAAAAATACGCCCCGCGAAGGGGCGCAGTCGAAAAAGCAAAACCGACACTCGATCCTATCAGCAAGATCGACCGCGTGCTACAGGCCTTGCGCGAGCCTGATGGCCTGAATCGCTTTGAAGCCGAGCGGCTGGGCGATCACACGCTGAACAGCACGATCGCATCGCTCCGCGCGCGCGGTGTGCGCATCGACTCCTGCTGGGAAGTGGTACCCACCAGATACACCGAGCGCGGCGTGCGCGTGATGCGGTACTGGGCAAGACCGCGATGAGCATCGAGTACATCACCTGGGCCTTCAAGGCTGAGATGCCAAGTGGACGCAAGTTCGTGCTGATCGCCTTGTGCGATATGGCAAACGGTGCCGAAGGGGGCCTTTGTTACCCGAACATTGCCACCGTGGCCACGCATTGCGGAATGAGCAGGCGAGCCGTGGAGATGCACTTGCAAGCGCTGGAGACCTCCGGCTATCTGCGCACGTACCGTCAGCTAGGCAAGAAGTCCAGGTATCAGCTGAACTTGGTCAAGCTGCAAGCTAACTACTCGTCTTGCGTCGATGTCAAGCAGACCTGCGAAGAATCTGCGCAGGTAGACGATGACACAGAAGTCGTGCCACCTGCGCAGATTCTGCGCACCTCCCCCGCAAGAACTGCGCACCTACCTGCGAAAGAACTGCGCACCACCTACGCAGATTCTGCGCACATAACCGGAAAGGAACCGGAAGAGGAACCGGAATCAAACCGGAATGGTATGCACGCGCAAGGTTTGCACTGCATACCCGGTGACTTCCAACCCGATGAAAGCGGCAAGCTCTTCGCGCAGCAGCTGGGTCTTGATTGGCAACGAGAGGCAGGCGCATTCCGTGACTACTTCAGAGAGCAAGACATCCAGACCACCGACTGGCAAGCCCACTGGAAATCGTGGTGTTGCGACTCAGCGCAGACCGCCTGAGGGTATGGGGCATGCAATCTCTGGAGAGCACAAAGCCTGTACCGCGCCCTTGCACAAATTTTCGTGCGGCCAGAAATCACCAAGGGGGGTGCAATGCGCCCGGCCCGATCTGAAAGAAAGAACACCGAATGGAAACGAACCATATCGATCAGCAAGCCCACGACGACCGGCTGCTGCCCCTTTTTGCCCAGCTGGCGGCCGCAGTGATGGAGCGTGGCCTGGATCACGCCCGCAAGGATGACCCGCACGCCTTCGCCACGGCCCAGCGCTGGCTGGTGGCGCATCGCGGGTGCTTCCAGCTGGTCGTGAACTGCGATCCTGGCGCCAAGAAGCTCACGACCACCGGCCGGGTGACCGATGCCACCGGCGAGCCCGTCGTGGAGGTCTTCACCATCGCGGGCCAGTGGGTCGATGGGAGGACGCACTGATGACCATGCCGACGATCGAAGAAATCAGCGGTGGCCTGGTGGCAGTGACCTTCCCGATCCAGGGTGAGCTGCGCGAGGATGGCTTCACGGACATCACGGTGACGATGGCCCCGGACGAGATGACCTGGAAGGCGGTCACGCGCAACCTGCGCTCGGTCGGCTGGTCACGCCAAGAGGCCAAGAAGCTGGCCTACGACTTCTTCCATGTGCCCGAGGTCCTTGCCATTCGTGCAAATTCTGTTACGCTCGGACTCACGCGCCGAGCCGGTGCGGCAGAGTGATTCTGCCGAGCACATCGAGGAGGCGGCAGCCGCTGACCCCTGCGTGTGGATACCCGCAGAAATCGGGCAGCGACGGCCCACCCGCCAGGGTGGAAGGCGATACACCAATCCCGTGCGACATGCCGAGAGAAGTCGAACGCAGGCGCGTCCCTGACGCATCTACTTCACTTTGAAAGGCATTCACATGAAAGAAATTCTTGCCCTGATCGAGAAAGGCAACCAGGCCTTTGACTCGTTCAAGTCCGACATCGACCACCGTCTCGAAACTATCGAGGCAAAGCGCAACCGCCCCGGCTTCGGCAGTGGCGGCGACACCACCAACACCAAGGGCACCTTTGACTCGCGCGCGCTGACCGGCGACCGCAAGGCCTTCGACGCCTTCGTGCGCACGGGCGACGACTCCGAGATCAAGTCGCTGGCTGTGACCACCAACGGCGGCGCCGACGGCGGCTATGCAGTGCCGAAGGTGATCGACGGCATGCTGGAGACCCTGCTGATCAAGCAATCCCCGATGCGCCAACTGGCCAACGTGGTGCAAGTGAGCACGCAGGATTACCACAAGCTGGTCAACGTGCGCGGTGAGGCCGCAACGTGGGCAGGCGAGACGGACGCACGACCCGCGACCAACACGCCCAAGCTGGCAGACATCGTGCCGACCATGGGCGAGCTGTACGCCAACGCCCTGGCCACCCAGCGCATGCTGGACGACGTGTTCTTCAATGCCGAACAGTGGCTGGCCGACACCCTGGCCGACCAATTCGCCTCGGCTGAAGGCGCATCGTTCCTCAGCGGCGACGGCAGCAACAAGCCGACCGGCCTGCTGACTGGCACGATCAACAACCAGGCCGATGGCACCCGCGCCTTCGGAGCGATCCAGTACATCGCATCCGGTGCGGCTGGCGCCTTCAAGAGCACCGACCCGGCCGACTGCCTGGTGGATGCGGTCCAGTCCATGCGACCTGGCTACCGCAACACCGGCGAGGCCTCCTGGCTGATGTCACCCGGCACTCTGGCCGCGATGATGAAGCTGAAGGACTCCCTGGGCCGTCCGCTGATCATGCCCGCCTATGCAAGCGGCGAGAAAAACATGCTCCTGGGTTACCCGGTCTATGAGGACGCCTGGATGCCCGACATCGCGGCAAACAGCTACTCGATCGCCTTCGGCAACTTCCGCCGGGCTTACACGATCGTGGACCGCATCGGCATGCGAGTGCTGCGCGACCCCTTCAGCGCCAAGCCCTACGTCGGCTTCTACGCGACGAAGCGGACCGGCGGCGCCCTCGTGAACAGCGAGGCGATCAAGGTCGTGAAATTCGCGGCCAGCTGATCGAGCTGCAACTGGGGGCGACTCGCAAGGGCCGCCCCCTTTTCACTTGAGACACCACCATGCGAGGCCGCACACCCAAGCCGACCCAGCTCAAGCTGGTGCAAGGCACGCTCAGAAAACACCGGACAAACGCCAACGAGCCCAAGCCCCAGGGCGACCTGGCCGAGCCCCCCGCGCATTTTTCTGACGCCCAGCGCGAGGTCTGGGACTACGCGATCGAGCACGCACCAAAAGGCCTGCTGAAGAAGCTGGACCTGTCCGTGCTGGAGATCTGGGTGACCGCGTTTGTCTTCCACCGGGAGGCATCGCAAAAGCTGGCCACCACGGGCCAAGTCATCAAGTCGCCCAGTGGCTACCCGGTGATGAACCCGTACCTGGCCAGCATGAATAGGCAGGCGCAGATCATGATGAAGGCGGCGTCCGAGATGGGTTTCACGCCCGCCTCACGCTCGCGCATCGTGCTGGCCGAGGAAGCGATCGGCGACGACCCATGGGCGAAGCTGGCCGCTGAAATTTGAGGAAGGCGTAAGCCGTGAGTGGCCTGGGATGGAATGACCCGATAACCACGGCAGGCAGCGATGATTCTTAGAGGGATGCATGCGCTGCCAAGGGGATCGCCGGTTCCCTGCCTGGGTGCTATTTGCTCGGCACCCAGGCGAAACCGGCACCTACACAGAAAGGCCGCGACATGAGTATCGAACTCCGCCTGCACGCAGCGCAGCGATCCAAGAACCTGCAGGGCATGGCCCACGAAACCCGGCAAATTGACCTGATCGCGGCCAGCGGCATCGCTTCACGCAGCAACCGCATCGGGGCGGCGGCCTTTCGCACCCTGGAGGATCAACGCTTCGCGCCCGAGCTGATCCGCCTGGTATCGAGCGCCGTGATCGGCAAGGCCCGGTCGCAGCACTGGCGCATCAAGCGGCGCGAGGAGCTGCTGGCCTTCACGGCCGCTGTGGGCGCTTTCTGGCTCAAGCCCTACTGCACCCACTGCGAGGGCCGTGGCGTGGCTGTGGTGGGCCAACTGGCCCGCGACATTTGCCCTCACTGCCACGGCACCGGCACCCGCCCCTATCCGACGGCCAAGGACATCGGCCTAGAGGGCCGGGTGGACGATGCGCGCTTTGAGCGCTACGTGCGCGAGGCGCTGGCGTGCCTGGACGGTCAAATCAACGGCTACCTGGGCAAAACGCGGGCGGTCTTAGGCTGAAAAATCAACTTTCGATTAAGTTCAAAATCACCTGAAATTATCAAGTCAAGCCACTGATTTTGAGAACACACGAAACTCATGATCTCGTGACTGCCCCTCAGGCCAGTCCTCATAGCTAATCTCAACCGCCACCGATAATTTGCGTCCGTTATCCATTGGCTTGGTGATGCCATGCCAAACCAATCCATCACCCTGAGGTGAAAAATCTTCTGGTGCTACGTGAAGACTGAATACAGGCCGCAATGGCTGCCCGAATACACCGTCCACGAGGACACCAGACGGCTTTGGGACTTGCACAGTAAACGGCTCTTGGATGTACTCGCCAGCAGAACCAATTCGATGCTGCGCCAGCAATACTGGAACTTCGATTTCCCGAATTTCATAGCCAAGATGGCTGATCACTTCTTTTTCATCGCGTATGAAACTCCTGACTTCACCGCTGCCGTGAATTGAAAACCGGCACTTTTGTCCATGAGGTATCGCATCCGTTTTATGGTGAGCAGGTAGCCCCGCAAGGACATGTTTTTCTTCCAATGCTTGGCCGCCACCAAAGTACTCCGTATAGAAGCTTCCGTCACCGTTGAACACGATGTTGAAAAGCTTGGCTGGACTAAGGAGGGCCGGAATTGGAAGGGGCGGATCATTCAACTTGGCGAAAAAACTTACTGAAGTGCCATTCCATTTAGGTACGAATTTCATGTGGTCCTCAGCTTTTCAAATGTGTCGGATGAGCTCGACTCAGCCTAACACCAACGCCGAGAAAGGGCGGCGAAAAATGGTGTAACATGGCAACTGGTGTACGACTTTTGGCGTCAAAAGACCCCTGTTAATCCGTAGGTCCCTGGTTCGAGCCCAGGTCGGGGAGCCAAAGTTTTGCGGGATTAGCTCAGTTGGTAGAGCGATACCTTGCCAAGGTATAGGTCGAGAGTTCGAGCCTCTTATCCCGCTCC